CCAACATTATTATAAAATAATAATGGATGACCTGAGTTAGATGAATCTGATTGATCAAATTTATAGTGATAAGGTTTTGATGTGTCATTACCTTTAATTTCAATAATAGGAGATTCAATACCATTAATAAGATAACCAAGAGAACTACCTACACCAAAGTAAGGGTGAGCTGAAGTTTTACTAGCTACTGTTACAGTATAAGTTATTGCAGCAGAAGATGATGCATACGGACTTAAAAATCCGCTACCACCAGAATCTTTACTGATAATTAGATTTCCATTTTGATCCTGTATTGTATCTACTTTTAATATACTGCTCATTTAGGGTACTTATCCTTTGTTGCTTTAATTACTTTTTTCCATTCATCTATACCATTGTGATAGATGTCGTCTAATTGATCTGCAATAGATGGATAGTCATTTTTTCTATTGGTTAAAACAGCTTGAGCTGCTTCTGCTGTGTTACCAGCTGTTTCATAACTATTTAGTTGTTCTGTTGTTGGTTCAGCTAAACCTTCTATATTCCATTCATAAATATAAACTTCAGATTCATTGCCTCTTAATTTTACATCTTTTTCAAACTCTACACTAGCAACACTATTTGCAGCTGCATATAATTCTATTTTTTTTGATAATTGTGCCATAATATTATGATTTCTTAACTAAGAATCCTCCAAAATAAGTTGTATAAATTGCATTACTAGTGTTCAGTGTTCCACCACTTTCTTGATAAGCAGTTAAAACCATATTGTTTCCAGAGCCATTCATTACAGAATATCCTTGAATCATTAATGTATTGTTGTCATTTCCAGAATGATATCTTAAAGAAGCATAGGTTTCAGTTCCACCAGTTCCACCTAAATTATTTACTAAACCAAGATTCCAAGTTCCTGATCCTGTTCCTGTTATTCTAACAGCACCAATAAAATAATATAATCCACCAACATTAGGTGCAAAACGATAAGCTGGAACTGATATTGAATTTAAAGTTGCTGTACTACTTGTTGCATTATAACAACCTCCACTATCAAATCTTTCATTTTGAACTGAAATTGTTTGTAATGTTGCATTAGGGATAGAAGTCGCACCATCACCAAAAGCGTAAAAAGATGGAGTGTTACTTTCAGCGCTTAAAGTTGCAAAAGTAGGTGGCGCACCTGCTCCAGCACTTGTTAGAACTTGTCCAGAACTACCTGTTGCTACTGCTGCTGGATTTCCTGATGCATCATAAGTAATTAAATTACCGTCTGTTCCACTAGCCATTTTTGCTAAAGTAATTGCGTTATCAGCTATTTTAGCACTTGTTACATTTGCATCAGCTATTTTAGCAGTCGTTACATTAGCATCAGTAATTTTAGCAGTCGTTACATTAGCATCAGTAATTTTAGCAGTTGTTACATTGGCGTCAGTAATTTTAGCAGTCGTTACTGCATTGTCTTGTAATTCTGCGGTCGCCACCCCTAAATCTTTTATTGTTATTGCACCAGAACTAGCAGCAAAGTTATCTGAACTAAATGATGAAGCTCCTTTAG